CCACTATTAACAGTTGCAATAGCTAAAAGAGCATTGTTTAAATCTGCCCTAAAGTCTGCACCTGATTGGTTTGCTATGTTGTAATCGTGTTGTGCCATATTAAATTCCTATATTTTATTAATTTTATACCTATATATGCTATTTATAAATCGTTATCCTGTGGTTTTTATGTGTTTGTTGCAGTGCATACATATTAATCTATTAAAGTAATGGGTTAATTGAAAGTGTTGACTGACTAACTGTTGAACCTGATAAAGTATGCGTTACTGTCCAAGACCATGTTTTTTCTTCAAAATTGCTTTGGTGTGTAATTGAGCTAATTGTGAACTGACCTGTGTCACCACTAACCTCACTAACTGTAATAGAACTAGCATCTAATGATGTCCACGTTCCACTTTCTACAGTTGCAGTAATACCAACAGAATGACTATAAGCTCCTGATGCTGTTACAGTGTAGCTATTAGAGTAACTTTGTGGAGAAGTAGCACTTGGACTTGCATAAGCAAAAGAGATTGCTGCTGGAGATGTTGCTAAAGATGTTTCTGTAACTGTTGCAGCTCTTAGCAAACTTACAGCACCCCATGATGCATTAGCAGTTCCAGCTCCAACTCTACCAATGTTAGCTTGCACCACATAAATATTATCAGTAGTATTAGGTATGCCTAATGTCCATCCAGTAGGTGCATTAGTAGTAAAAGAAAAAGCACCTGTACTAGCATATGTCATAGATGAATCACTAGGAGAAGCTGGTGCTGTTGAACCTTGATAATAAATAGATACAGTATCACTAAATGGAGTTAAACCACCCTGAACTAATCCATCAGTAGTATTAAAGTATAAAAATGCATTAACATTACCAAATGTAAATGCTCCTGAAGCCAAGTCAATTGCTGTTCCAGCCTGAGAGCCTGTAGGTTCTTGACCTGCTGTTGGCGTATTAGTAGTGTTATTAATTGTACCTGCTGTTACAGCACCCATGTTTGCAGATATAGCCGATAAAGTTCCTACATTTATTTGATTTGCTTCAACAGAATTGACTGCTAATTGGTCTGTTGTAATACTTCCATCAACTATTAAATCACCATCAATATAATTACTTACTGCTGAAAAAGAACTACCATCATGTTTATATGCAACTTGTGCATTAGTATCTGTTCTTGCAACTACAACAATATCGTTAGCTTTTGGATTTCTACCAAATGCAGTATTAAATTCAGAATCAGAAGGTGCTGTAGTAGCATTGCTTCTTTCATATCTTAATGTTGTTGGGAATATAGCAGAAGAACCTAAATTACCACTGCCAATAGTTCCGACACCTAGATTGCCACCTGTATAAGTTACTGTAGTTCCATCAATATTAGTTAAAGTTAATGCTCCTGTAATAGTTGCATTTGTAGCAGTTAAATCACCTGATCTCGTAACTCTAAAAGGTGCAGAACTAAAAGTGTTATTTCCTAAATGAATACCATCTGCTGTACTTAAAGAAACCCTTGATGTGCCACTACCTGCTACTAGAGAAGTTGTACCTAAAGTAAAGCCACCTATAGTTCCTGATGAGGATGTTAATGAACCAGTAAATGAACCACTTGTAGCTGTTATAGCACCTGTTACAGTTGCACTTGTAGCTACCATATTTCCTGAAGTATCAACAGTAAAAGTACCTGACCCTATATCAATACTACCTGATGTGATAGAACCCATATTTGCAGATATGGCTGCTAAGTTAGTGACTAATATTTCATTTGCAGTAACAGCATTAGCTGCTATTTGGTCTGTTGATATGGTTCCATCAACAATTAAATCACCATCTATATAATTATTAACTACAGCAAAAGCAGTACCATTATGTTTATATGCTTTTTGTATATTAGTATCTGTTCTAACAACAACCACTATGTCATTATTTTTAGGGTCTCTACCAAAAGCTGTATTGAATTCTGAATTTGATGGGGCAGTGGTTGAGTTAGTTCTTTCATATCTTAAGGTCGCTGGAAATATTGCATCATTTCCAAGATTACTAGCACCAATAGTGCCAACAGTTAAACTACCGGCAGTATAAGTAACAGTAACACCATCTATATTTGTTAAAGTTAATGCTCCTGTAATAGTTGCATTTGTAGCAGTTACAGAGCCATCTAAGGCTACTCTAAATGGTGCAGATGCAAAAGTGTTATTTCCTAGATGTATGCCATCTGCTGTAGATAGGGATATTCTTGAAGTGCCTGTTCCTGCAATTAATGAATTAGAACCAACGCTGAAACCACCAATAGAGCCTGTAGTAGCAGATATTTCTCCTGATATATCTAAATCAGTACCATCAAACTTTAAGTAGTTAGTGCTAGTACCTATATTAAATTTAGGAGTACCACCATCATTACCTAACCAAAAACCTGTTGCTGTAGATGTGTAACCAGTTTTAGTTTGCCTTACAGCCATTCCTGATTCTTGACCTAAATTAAGCTCACCAGTATCTATTTTCCCAGCACTTAAATTTGCTACTTTTATATTAGTAACAGAGCCATCACCTAACTTGTCTTCAGTAATAGCTTCATTTTTTATATCAGGCGTTCCTGCTGGAGCATCACCAATAGTAAAGGTTAAAGTCGCTGGATTTGATTCTGTGCCTAATGTATTAAGTGAAGTAACACTAGCAACGTAATTAGTATCAACAGGCAAGAAGTTAAGATCACAATTCTCTACGTCTACTATTCTATTAATAACCTGATTGCCCGAACCATCTACCACATTAACTCTGTATTGATAATCAGGAAAATCTGTTGGCTCATCCCAAGATAAGAATGGTCTGCCTGTAGAACTAGAATCGGTATCAGTAAATGCTAATCCTGTTGGAGCTTTAACTGCATAAGCAGAAGGTAGGTTAGCTAACTCTTCTACTGGTTCTTGAGGTGGCACTTCCCATGTATAAACATCAAAATATTCTATTAAGCTAACAGCAACTAATCCATTAGACTGTAATTCTAATGCCTCTACTCTACAAATCTTACCTGAGAACCCTAAACCAGCATAAGTTAAGTCTACTATGTCTCCCACATTTAGCTTATACATCTCAGGAGTTCCTAAGAACTGCATAGTGGTCTGATTTCTACTTCTAGTTAGAATTGCCTTGCCCATGTTATAGGCTATATAAGGGTCACTTATATAAGGGAACTCAGCCTTTATTTCTAATATCTCATCACCATCATCTGAATAATATTCAGGATTTGCATCATGTAAAACAGTAGCTGTATCTAGTTCGTATTTCTTATTAGCATTAAAAAATTCAACAATAACTTTATTAGCTTTTTTATCTTTATTTCCATAATCAACTGATATGCCAGCATCAGCAATTATATGATTGTCAGTAATGCTAAATGTAGATGTTCCTGTATCTTCTATTGATAATTCATACTTGCCATCTATATAAAGGAAAATACCACGCATATTTGCAAGAAGTTCTTTTGCATTATCCATAACATTTTTATTAGCATCTAAGTAGCCATTACAGTGAAATCTTTTAACTTTAACTAAAGAAGTACCAGTTTGTGTTGGATATGATGAACCTAGTGTTTGATTAATATATACAATAAGTTCTTCATTTCCATCATAAAAATTATCTCTTCTGATTGCTACAATTTCTTTACCATCTATAACGCCATTGCCATTTGAATCATATAAATCTATCAATTCTCCAACCTTATTCTGCCACCAGCTTTCAGAGGCGGTAGTTCCACCAATCGTAATAAAGTCATCTCCAGCGTTACCTGACCAAGTTATAGGCTTTGCAGTGCCATTAAAGTAAGGCTGGTCAACCTGTGTATCGCAAACATTAGCAGCAGAGCTAAATGTGGTCATGTTAATTTGTGATTGTGTTAATCCTTTACCATATTCATTATTGGTTATGTAATCTAAAAAGGTTAAAGCTGGATTGTCTGAATACTTATAAGTAGATACAGTTCCAAATGTTTGCCCTGAATCTCTTGGGTCAAATACTTTTTTACCTCTTACCTGAACCGTTAGTTGTGGTACGCCTTTCCAAATACCCTCTTTATCATATCCATAATGAGCTGCAATATATGCAACGCCATTTAATTTATGTGCTGTAGTCCAGTTAGGCATAGAAGCTACAAGCATAGGGTCTGCTGTTTGTGTTGCAGCTCCATGATGTAGATTCATAACATATCTATATCTTGATGCAGGATTGCTACCAAACTGACCAGCACCAGCATTTATTCCACCACCATTTTGCGAAACTGTATTTAATGAACCTGAACCTGAAGATATCTTATCAGTGCCTATATAACCGCCATCTCTAAATCTTGCTGAGTCTCTTAAAGAATTACCATCTAGTTCAATAGTCCTTCCCAGTATTTCATCACACTCACCTACTGACAAGGCATAGACTACATATAAGTCTCTTGAATCATTAGCAGATACATCCATATAGATAATCTGAGCACCAACCCTACGAGTACCATAAATAACAGGGAGCTTTCCACCAGCAGAAGTTTTATTGGCCAAGATATCTTGACCCTTAGCCATCATCTGCCTAGCTTGCATAAAGCCTTTAACACCAACAGCAAGAGTTACTGCTGTCAGAACCATGTTTATTTTTCCTAGAGTATCAGCAGTCTTCCAGGTAGCTACAACCCAATTAAAAAATGTTACAAAAGGATTAGCCATTTACATTCCCCACCTTACATCTGATTTAACTTGAGTAGCGAATTCAAAACCCTTATCGCCTGCACTAAAGGCTTGTTGAGATTCATCAGAATAGTGTCTGCCTTTGGTTAAGTTCCAATTTGCCCAATGTGAAGCTACAGTCATGCTTAATGTTGAATCTTTAATATTTTCTTGTATTGCTATATTTCTTATTTGTCCTGAAAAAAAGTTTATTGCACCAACAATAGTTTCGCTTTCATTAAAATAGGCCATATAAACATCTACCATTTTATCTGTAAATGCACCATCTTGAACTAAAGACCTTACTTGATCTGTAATATTTGAAAAGCCTAGATTAATTTCATCTACTTGTAATTGCCCTGTTTCAGTTGTTGAGTCAACAGTTAGAAAAGAGCCACCAGCTTCATAGCTATTAGAATCATAGATAACATTAGAATACCAATCAGTTAATCTGATAGTAGATGATAAGTTAAGCTCAACTAGAAAAGCTGTCTTGGTTGCTGTTGATGATACTTGAGTTTGTAAAGCAGTAGATAAGGTTCTTGGCATTAGGCTATAACCTCTCTAACATCAAATGAAATACTGTAAAAACCACTAGCATCTGTTGAGTACATGATTTCATTGTTTTCTAAATAAACAGTAAAACTTGGTTTGTTTACAGTAACTGCTTCATTATTTGCTAGAGCTGTTACTAAATTAGGCGATAGGAGAACAGTTAATGCTCCACCACCATCAGAATCAATATCTGATTGAACCATGTATACTTTGCTATGATTTGCAAACTTGATTAAATCTCCAGCTTTTAAAGCACCTGTTTGGTTAGCTGTAAAGCCGTCTAAAGCTATAGAAGCATCTCCTAATGTATGTGCTCCAACTACTTGTATATCTGTTTCTGACTTGCCTGCACCTAAATTATCTAGTGGTGCAACTATTGTAAAGTCCTCAAAAGAACCTTTTTGTTTTTGTAAAAATGCAAATATTTCCTGAGACTTTTCTTGTTGTAATGGTGGCATTGCAACTGTAAAAGAAAAATACTGAGCACCTATTTGTCTAACTTGTTTTTTACCTGATAGTGTTTGATTAACAAGAGTAGGCCTGTTGTCTTTAAAATTAAGACTTCTAAAATTTGGGTTTGTTGGAAATTGTCCTGACATTATACTATTCCCATTTTGCCTTGATTGTTCATGGCATTGTTTATGATTGATGTTATCAATCCTTTTCTTGATGCTAATAACTGGTCAAATCCAGCAGCATCTACTGTTGATATATTAAAGTTTACTGTAGCACCCATACCTTGTCCTTTGGTATGATCTATTACAGTTTCGTTGGGGTGAACCATAGCAAGACTGCCACCTTTTCCGTCTAACCCACCAGCTCTAGCACCCCCACCTGTATAACCACCACCATCAAAATTAGGTAAGGTTGTTGGTAGTGATAATGATGATGTGTCTATTGTTGGTTTTTTAAACAAACCACCAAAAGAAGCAAACATCTTGTCAATAACTAATTTTTGTAAAGCTATTCTTATTAGCTCTTTTACTATAGTTGTAGCATAATCTTTAAAGGATGCTTTCCCTTTTTCTAAGAAATCCATTGTTAGGTTTGTTATTCCATCATAAGACTTTTTAAACACACCCTGCATTTCATCTTCCATGCTTTTTATACCGCTATAGAATTTTTTGTAACCCCTTTCTGCATCTTTCATGAAAGTTTCAAATGCGGTTAAGGCTTTAAATCCTGATTCCTCTCCTCCCTCATCTTCGTTTCTTTTACCAAAAATAGCCTCAGTTATTGTTGGAATGTCTGACTTTTTGATAACCATTCCTGTTATCTTTTCAATTTCTGCAATATATGCAGATATTTGTTCTTCTATTTCTGCCGAACCATCTTCAGGACTAGGTAGCAAATTAATCTTAGGCAAGTCTTGTATTCCTAGTTTTTCTTTTATCATGTTTGGTAATTTATCAAGAACACCATCTATTCTCTCTAATCCACTATTAATGCTGTCAAAAAGAAAGTTCATAAAACCAGTAAATGCAGTTTTAACTGGCATTATTAATTTTTGTTCTAACGCTAGTTTTACTTGTGCACCAAAAACTTTAAATTGCAAGACAAGTGTTGGTATGTCTTTTTGTATTACTTTATTAAAAATGTCTACAAGTTCGTTTCTAAAGACATATAATGCCATAACAGCAGTTGTTACACCTGTTAGAATAAGACCAAAAGGATTGGCCATGATTGCAATAGTCAATGCCTTTACAGCAAACCCAGCAGCAATTATTGCTGGTATAAATAAAGCATCTAAATTAACAGCAACAAAATTAATTGCTCCTGCTATTTTTGAGAAACCCTGGGTTGCTTCTTGTATATCTCCAACCATAAATTGAAAATTGTTACGCAATGCAACACCAGCTTGTCCAAGAGTCATGGGCATTTTTGCTATTTGCTCATTAGTCTCTTTAGTGCCTTTAATAAGAATTGGCATAACCGTTTCTGCTGTTAGCTTACCAGCATGACCAAATTCTCTAAGCTCACCAATAGTCATGTCCAAACCATCAGCTAACATTTTTGTCAGAATGGTGTTGTTTTCCATTACTGACCTAAGTTCATCTCCTCTTAAAGCTCCTGAAGCTAAACCCTGAGCTAGCTGTCTAGCAGAGTTATTTGCCTCTTGAGCATGAGAACCAGCAATAATAAAGGTATTTGCTACAGTTTGAGTAGCATCAGCAACATCTCTTTGAGTAGCACCCAAATGATCTGTAGCTAAAGAAAGTCTTGTATATAACATTGCAACAGCATCAAAGTCTGATCTTGAATCAGAGGCTATTGTCCTCATGTGATTCATAGCTATTGCTGTCTTTTCAGCACTACCAGTCAAGGCGTTCATTCTATTTTCAACGCCTATCATTACGTTAGCCGCTTCAATGATTTCTCTTGTACTAAAAGCTGCCATTATGGCATTTCTTAGTCCTGATAATGCAGCACCAGTGCCTTTAACATTTTTCTTAAAATTGTTTATAGCTTTAGCAGACTGATCATTTCCTATAATAGAAAAATGAATATCTGATTTACTTAGTGCTCCCATTTCTTTCTTCCTTTATTTCAAGATAAGCCAACCATCCCT